CTAGACACCGAAGAAACCACTGTAGACTTCGTTCTAATGGGTGGTGACGCTGCTAACGAAGCAGACACAATCGCTAAGGCACAAGCAGTTGCTGCTGTTGCAAATAGCAGAAAAGATTGCATCGCATTCGTTTCTCCTTGGTCTGGTGCTCAAGTAGCTACCTCTGGTGGTTCTGCACTATCTCCTTCATCTCAACTAGCTAACACGCTATCCTTCATGGATAACATTTCTTCTAGTTCTTATGTTGTAAAAGACAGTGGACTTAAGTACACATACGATAGATTCAACGACAAGTATCGTTACATTGGTTGTAACGGTGACGTTGCTGGTCTTTGTGTTTCTACTTCCGCAATTCTAGATGATTGGTTCTCTCCTGCAGGAACTAGTCGTGGTGGTTTACAGAATGTTGTAAAACTCGCTTTCAATCCTAACAAGGCACAGAGAGACGATCTTTACACCAGTGCAGTAAACCCAATCGTTGCATTTCCTGGCGCAGGTCCTATCCTCTTTGGTGATAAGACTGCACTTGCATCTCCTTCTGCATTCGACAGAATTAACGTTCGTCGTCTCTTCCTCAATGTTGAGAAAAGAGCTAGAGGACTTGCTGAAGCAGTTCTATTTGAACAGAATGATGAGACAACTCGTTCAGGGTTTGCTTCCTCTATCGGTTCTTACCTTGCTGAGGTTCAGGCACGTAGAGGTGTAACTGATTTCCTAGTTGTTTGTGATGATACCAACAATACTCCCGAAGTCGTTGACAGAAATGAGTTTGTTGCTGAACTCTACCTCAAGCCTACACGCTCGATTAACTACGTAACAGTAACTGTTACTGCTACTAGATCTGGCGTCTCGTTCGCTGAAGTCGTCGGTAGATAATCTAAAAGTATAACGAGAAAAAACACGAGGTAAAAAACAATGGCAACAGTCAATAACGTAAGTGCATTTCTTCAGAATATCGGGCAAGGCGTCAAACCTAACATGTTTATGGTTGACGTTAAGTTCCCTGACGTTCTAGATAAAACTGATGCACAGGACTTGATCAACGTAATGTGCAAGTCCGCAGCACTTCCAGGTTCTAACTTGGGAGTAATCGAAGTTCCTTTCAGAGGAAGAACAGTTAAAATCGCAGGTGATCGTACCTTCGATACATGGACTGCAACATTCTTCAATGATAAGGATCTTAAGCTACGCTCCTTCTTTGAGCAGTGGGCAAATTCCATCAATACTCACGATGATAACTCTGCTCCTCTGTTCAAACCTAACAAGAGTGATGGTTACATGGGTGAACTAATTGTTAAGCAGCTTGAAAAAGATAATTCTCAAGGTGGAGCTATCTTGAGACAGTACACACTAGTACATTGCTTCCCAACTAACGTTTCTCCTATCGATCTTGCTTATGATAGCAACGATCAGATCGAAGAATTCACAGTTGAGTGGCAGTATTCTTACTTCACTGCACAAGGTGGTTCACGCGAAGGCGTAAGTAGCATCGGCGTAGTTTGATAAATAGTTGGAAGCATACTTATTTGAATAGGTAATCATGAGTCAGTTATTTGGCTTCCAAATTAATCGCAAGGAGGGTCAGAAGGGTCAGTCCCCTGTCCCTCCTAATGCTGATGAGGCAATCGCCGTAGCAGCAGGTGGATATTATGGAACGTATGTAGACACGGATAATCAAGCTCGTAACGAGTATGAAATGATCCGTCGTTACCGTGACATGGCACTACACCCTGAGGTAGATAGTGCAGTTGACGAAGTAGTCAACGAATTTATTGTGAGTGATGCTCATGATACTCCCGTGGAAGTTAATCTAGATGGTCTAGATGCTGGCATGGGAATTAAGAAAAAGATTCGTGATGAATTTGAATACATCAAAAAACTTTTAAACTTTGACAATCGCGCACATGAGATTGTCAGATCTTGGTATATTGATGGAAGACTTTATTATCACAAGGTTATCGATTTAGATAATCCAAAGAAAGGTATTACGGAACTTCGATATATTGATCCTATGAAGATCAAGAAGGTTCGTCAAAAATTAGATAACAAACCGAAAGACTCTCTAGCTCGTGAAGCTATTAAAGGCACTGCGCTTGAGTACGAGTACGGAACGTTTATTGATTACTATCTTTATAATCCAAAAGGATTTTACAAAGGTGGTGTTTTAGGACCTATTGGCGATATGTCATTGTCCCAAGGCGTCAAGATGGCAACTGATTCTATCACGTTCTGCCCATCTGGACTACAAGATTTAAACAAAAGACTTACTCTTGGTTTCCTTCATAAGGCAATTAAGTCACTCAATCAATTAAGAATGATTGAAGATAGTCTTGTTATCTACAGATTGTCCCGTGCTCCTGAACGTAGAATTTTCTACATTGACGTAGGTAATCTACCTAAGGTAAAAGCGGAACAATATCTTCGTGATGTTATGAGTCGCTATCGTAACAAGCTAGTGTATGATGCAAACACTGGTGAGATGCGTGACGACAAAAAGCATATGAGTATGCTAGAAGATTTTTGGTTACCTCGTAGAGAGGGTGGGCGTGGAACTGAGATCACCACCTTACCTGGTGGACAGAATCTAGGCGAACTCAAAGATGTTGAGTATTTTAAGAAGAAGCTTTACAATAGCCTCAATCTTCCTCCTTCCCGTCTCACAGACGATAACAAAGGATTCAACCTCGGTAAAACAACTGAAGTCCTCCGTGACGAACTTAAGTTCACCAAGTTCATTGGACGTTTACGTAAAAGATTTGCTGAGATGTTCCAAGACATGCTCAAGACTCAGCTCATCCTCAAGGGAGTAATTGCCCTTGAAGATTGGGATGACATGAAGGAGCACATCCAATATGACTTCCTCTTTGATAATCACTTCAATGAATTAAAAGAAATTGAAATGATGAACCAGAGAATGATGACTGTAACTCAGATGGATCCTTTTGTTGGCAAGTATTTCTCAACAGAATATATTCGCACACGCATCTTAGGTCAAACCAATAAAGATATGCGTGACATCGATAAGCAGATGCGTTCTGATATCGATACTGGTTTAGCTATTGATCCTGTAGAAGTCAATGTTCTTGACAATATGCAGCAAACAAATCAGGCACTCGCTCCAGAAATTCAGGGTATGCAAGCAGATGATGCTGCAGAAAGAGAAGCAGCTTCAGCAGATGCTGCGCTTGAAAGAGACATTAAAAGAGCAAAGTCCGCACCTAAACCTTCTCCAAATAATAAATAAAATATACTGAACTATTATTATGTCTGAACAAACTGAAGTTAATAACGAAGTAGGTGCTGTGGATATCGTTGGAAAAATCAACGATAATCAACGTGCAGCTGCTATTGATGCTGTCCATGATATGTTATTTTCCAAAGCTTCTGAAGCAATGGCAGATTACAAAAAGGTGGTAGCAAACACATTCTTTGACGAACCAACCGAAACGGAAACTACCGATGAAACTGATAACGGAAACGATTGAAGACGTTAAACTCCTTACTGAGGAGAAAAACGGAAAGAAACTTCTTTATATTGAAGGTGTTTTCCTTCAGTCAGAACTAAAGAACCGCAACGGTCGTATGTATCCTTTTAGTGTTCTTGAGCGAGAGGTCAAGAGATACAATGAAGAGTATGTACAATCTAAACGTGCTTTAGGTGAACTCGGTCATCCAGACGGTCCTACTATCAATCTTGATAGAGTATCGCATAGGATTGTTTCTCTCAAATCAGAGGGTAATAACTTCATTGGTAAGGCACAAATCCTAGATACCCCAATGGGTAACATCGCTAAAAATTTACTTGGCGAAGGAGTTCAGTTGGGTGTTTCCTCTCGTGGTATGGGAAGCATTCAAAAAGTAGAAGACTGCAACGTTGTTGCAGATGACTTCATGCTTACAACTGCTGCAGATATTGTAGCAGATCCCTCCGCACCTGATGCATTCGTGAATGGAATCATGGAAGGTAAGGAATGGGTATGGGACAACGGACTTTTAAAAGAAAGAGAAGTTGCTAAATACCAGAGATACATGGAAGGCGCAAACCGCCGCACCATGGAAGAGAAAACGCTCAAAGTTTTTGAGCATTTCCTCTCAAATCTTTGATTCTATAAATAAACTTAGATTAATTATACGGAAATTACGAGGTAAACTCAAATGTCAGACAAGCTAAATGAAAAGTTTGAGGAGTTCGTTACCGAGCAAAAGGTGATCGTAGAGAACGCGGCAGATCCAATGCCTACCGTTTCTGCAACTGTTATTCCTGGCACTGGTAGTGAACCCACTCAGGTCTCTGACGCACAGACTGGTTCTGGCGGCAAGGATCCTCAACCAACTGTCGCTCCAAGCGTCGCTCCTGCAGGTCAGTCAATTACTGATCTTGGCGGTACATCTACCGCTCCTAACGAAGACGACGATGATGGCGAAGAGAATCCTGGCGCCAAGGCAGCAGCACCTGTATCGCAAGATGGCAGTGTGACTTCTACCTCTGGTAAGCCTGGCAAGGATCCAATGCCTACAGTTGGTGCAGATGCTGCATACGCAACCAGCACAGGTCCTGCTGTGACATACCCCATCAAACCTTCGTTTGAGGAACTTGACGTTTCCGCTGACGTTGCTGCCCTAGTAGAGGGCACAGAACTCTCAGAAGAGTTCGCTGAAAAAGCAAAGACTATCTTTGAAGCTGCTGTTAAAGCGAAAATTTCTGAAGAGTATGACAAGCTTGTAGAACACTTTGCCACTGAATTGGATAAGCAAGTAGACGCTGCTAAAGCAGAGCTTTCCGAGGAAGTTAATGGCACTGTGAACTACGCCATCGGTACATGGATGGAGCAAAACCAAGTTGCTGTGGACCGTGGTATTAGAAATGAGATCACTGAAGACTTCATCGCAGGTCTCAAGGGTCTCTTTGAGGAGCACTATATCGCTATCCCCGACGATAAAGTCGATGTGGTAGAAGGTATGGCCGACTCTATTCGTGAAATGGAAGAGCGCCTTGACGAACAGGTCAAAGCTAATGTGAAATTACAAACCCGTCTTAACGAGACTGCTAAACTCAACATTCTGAACACTGTTTCAGAAGGACTCGCAGATACTCAAAAGGACAAACTCGCTGCACTCGCTGAGGGCGTTGAGTTCACTACCGAAGAAGAGTTCTCTAAGAAAGTGAAAACTATCAAAGAGTCTTACTTCAAGGAAGCAACTGTAACTCAAAGTGAGGTTGCAGACGAAACTCCAGTAGAAGGAGAGAACGCAGAGGTAACACCAGCAATGGCACAATACCTCAACGCTCTTAATCGCTGGCAATCCTGATAATAACTAACCCAATTTTTTACGGAGCAATTAAACAAAATGTTTAACTCAAAAGCTCTAACCGAAAAGTGGGCACCTGTTCTAAGTCATGAGGGCGCAGGCTCTATCAAAGACAATTATAGAAAGGCTGTTACCGCTGTTCTGTTAGAAAACACAGAATCACAGCTACGCGAAGAGCGTGGTATGATTAACGAAGCATCCAACACTGTTGGTGCTATCGGTACAAACGCACTATCTGGTAGTGGTTTAGACACTAAGACTGGTGGACTAGCTGGTTTCGACCCAGTGATGATTAGTCTCATCCGTCGTGCTATGCCTAACCTAGTAGCATACGACATTTGTGGCGTTCAACCAATGAGTGGTCCTACTGGACTAATCTTTGCGATGAAGTCACATTACCAAGAGAACGGTTCTGCACTACGTGCTGGATCAGAGGCACTATACAACGAGCCTGACACCAACTTCTCTGGTAACTCTCAAGGTCCTGCAGCATACAACGATCCTGTATCTCCTCTTGGAGACGGTGGAGCAACTGATGCTAACCCAGGTCTTCTTAACGATGCAACTGGTGGTGGTACAACTGCTGCTAACTACGAGCGTCAAGCAGGCAATATCGCTAGAGAAGACGCCGAGACACTAGGATCTGGATCTACTCTCTTCAACGAGATGAGCTTCAGCATCGAGAAGACTTCTGTTACTGCAAAGACTCGTGCTTTGAAAGCAGAATACACTCTTGAACTTGCTCAAGACTTGAAAGCTATTCATGGTCTTGACGCTGAGCAGGAACTTGCTAACCTATTGTCTAGTGAGATCCTTGCTGAGATCAACCGTGAAGTTGTTAGAACTGTTTACACCGTTGCTAAGCAAGGTGCTCAGAACAACGTTGCTAACGCTGGTGTATTCGACCTAGACGTTGACAGTAACGGTAGATGGTCTGTTGAGAAATTCAAGGGACTTATGTTCCAGATCGAGAGAGACGCTAACGCAATCGCACAGCAAACTCGTAGAGGAAAGGGCAACTTCATCATCACTTCTGCTGATGTAGCTTCTGCTCTTGCTATGAGTGGTACTCTTGACTACTC